ATGGCGGATATCCGCGTAACGCCCCGTCACCGCTGCGCGGCGTCGGGTTTCGCCCGGCGCAGCCAATGCGCACGGGCTCAGTCCGCGATGCAGATGTTATAGAAGGGAGTAATCGACAATGAGCAGGAGAAGCGCAAAAAAGGTTTCGCGCGCGTTGAATCGCGCACGAGATCGCGCAGGCCAGCGGGTGCAGCCCGTGGCGAGAAACCCCACCGAGGACAAGCCCACCGGCGGCATCGATAGCGCCCCGAAGGGGCTGAGCCTGCAAGCGCAGGAGCACAGCGACAAGACGCAGGCGAAACCCGCGGCCGAGCGAAGCGACAGACGCGGGGCGTTTACCCTGGACAGCTTCAGCAATCCGTTCACCCGCCTGGGCGTTGGCCAGACCAATCTGCTGGAGGCTGCGGAGTATCCGTTGACCAGGCTGACGCAGAATTACCAACTGCTGAACAGCCTGTACCGCAACGACTGGATTGCCCGGCGCGTGATCGACACGATCCCGGAGGACATGCTGAAAAACTGGTTCGATCTCCAATCCCAGCTCACGCCGGATCAGATCAGCCAATTTGACGCGATCGTCCGCAAGACCCATCTGAAAAGGCAGTTGCTTGAAGGCCTGCGCTGGGGCAGGCTCTTCGGCGGCGCCGCCGGCATCATCGTGATCGAGGGCCAGGAGGACATGCTTGACCAGCCCCTCGACCTGGACACGATCCTGCCCGATCAGTACAAGGGCCTGATCATTGCCGACCGGTGGAGCGGCGTCTATCCTGACAGCGGCCTGGTGCAGGACCTGGGCGACCCTGACTTCGGGACGCCGGAATACTACACCTTCTCCATGTCGGAGACGGACATTGCCTATGGCGTCCGTGTCCACCACAGCCGGGTGATTCGGTTCATGGGCCGCGACCTGCCCTACATCGAGCGCACCGCGGAGAACTACTGGGGCATGAGCGAGTTGGAGCACGTCTACACGGAGCTGAACAAGCGCAACACGACCTCGGAGAACATTGCGCAGCTCATCTTCCAGGCCAACATCCGCACGTACAAGATGGCTGACCTCGGCCAGATGCTGGCGGCCACACAGCCGGAAATCCAGAAGCGGCTGTATCAGGTGATGACGATGCAGAACTTCCTGCTGTCCAACATGGGCATGAACGTGATGGACAAGGAGGATTCGCTGGAAACCCACCAGTACACGTTTGCCGGTCTCAACGACATCTACGAATCGTTCATGCTGGACATCGCCGGTGCTTCCGAGATTCCTGCCACTCGGCTGTTCGGGCGCTCCCCCGCCGGGCTCAACTCCACGGGCGAGAGCGACCTGACCAACTACTACGACAAGATCAAGCAGAGCCAGGAAAGCGTCCTGCGCCCCGTGCTGGAAAAGCTGCTGCCGATCCTGTGCATCAGCGTGTGGGGCATGGTGCCCGATGATCTGGACTTCGACTTCAATCCCGTGCGTGATACCTCCGAGGAGGAACGCGCCAACCTCATCCAGCAGGGCAGCGCAGCCATCGTCAGCGTATTCCAGAGCGGCCTGATCTCCCAGAAGACGGCGCTCAAGGAGCTGCGGCAGAGCGGCGCGACCTACGGCATGTGGTCGAACATCACGGACGAGGACATCGACAAGGCCGACGACGGCACCGATGCCGGTATGGACGAGTTGGGCATGGGCGGGCTGTTGCCTCCCGCGCCCGATCAGGGAGGTGAAGCCGATGAACAGGCTGGACAGGCTGTTCCTGCGGATAGCGCGGACAAGCCGCTGGAAGATGCGGCAGTCGGCGCTGGATAGGCGGTCTGACGAGCGAAGCATGGCGAGAGTGTGCCTGCGATTCGACTCCTCAACCGAAGACGCCAAGCAGAAGTGGATCACCGTCAATGGCACTCATGTTCCTGTCGGAGAGGGCGGAAAGATCACGGGCGGGCCCTCAAAGCTGAGGAAAGAATCCGAGAATCGCCGAGGCGGCAAAGGTGGAAAAGTCACATCTGCCCCGTCTGCTACCGGTGCCAATAAGCTTGCCAGAGGCTTCACGCCTAGCAGGGCAAAGGAACACGAAAAGCATCGCAAAGCCCAATACCCGGAACTTTCCCCAAAGCAGTACGAGCAGAGAGGAATTGATCTGTGTGAGCAGAAGGTCGGCGGGGACATTGATGGCTTTGTCAACAGTGCCGGTAACATAGTACGTTACCGCAAATCGACAAATGAGCTGGCTGTCGGCCATCCTCAGAACGGATTGTTCTCGCTGTATAAGCCCAAGAGCAACCCTGAAGCCGGATACGCATACTTCAAGGCCCAGAAAGAGGCAGCGCAGAAAGCAGAAAAAGCTGGGAAAAAACGTTGACTGCGCACTTTTGATTTGGTATTATCTATAGGTGAGGTGATGCCAGATGGTTAACGATAAGGTCTTTAACGAGGACGGAGAACTGCTTACCTGCACCTGCCCTGTTTGCGGTGCACTTGCATATCCGTATCCTGAGAGTTATCGTGCCTGCAAGCAATGCGGATGGATGGACGACAGCTATCAAGCCGAACACCCAGACGAGGATAACTTGCTGAACTTCATGTCCCTGAATCAGGCGAGGGATGCATGGAAAGCAGGCCAGCCGATACAGTAATCCCACACAAAATTGCAGTTCGCTGCGGCGGGCTGCTTTTTCGTGCCCGAAGAGAGGTGATACGATGGCATACCCGAAGCTGCCTGATGTCCTGCCCCCTCCGAATTCTCCGGAGTATGTAGCCCTCGCCCGGGAGATCGCAGTGAAGACCGGCGCAGCGAAGAATGCCCCGCGCACCTACTTCATCGCCGAGCGCAGGAAGGCCGAGCGGAAATACCAACGGCTGATCAGCAAGCTGTTGAAGAAGGCCGAGGACGAGGTGGCCAAGCTGACCGACCCCACGCCGGACGCGATTATCCGCGTGCTGACGCAGATCGCCTCCTCGCCTACCTTCCAGCACATGGCCGAGGAAGCGGCCAGACAGACGGTGACGATGCTGGCCGTGGGCATGAAGCGCTCCTGGAGGGCAGCAGCCGCGGCGTCCAGCCAAGGCCGCCTGATCTACCAGGCGCTCATGAAGGAGACCACGGGCACGGCGCTGGGCCAGTCCATCAGCGCCATCGTCGCCGAGAACTCCAAGCTGATCGTCACCTGCCCCCACGACATGGCGCTGCGCTTCTCCAAGCTGGCGAGACAGCGCGAGTTCGAGGGCGTCAGGCCGGACGAGATCACCAAGGAGATCATGAAGGAGGCCAAGCACCTGCGCGAGTTCGAGGCGCGGCGAATCGCCCGCACCGAATCGGCCAAGGCCTCCACCGCGCTCGTTCAGTCCAGGGCAGAACAACTGCACCTGGACTTCTACATCTGGCGCTCTGCTCACGATTCCCGCGTCCGCGCCCAGCATGCGGCGATGGACGGCGTGATCTGCCGATGGAGCGACCCGCCAGACCCCGAATCAATGGCCGGTGAACGGAGCTATGGCCGATACCATCCCGGCGGCATATTCAACTGCCGGTGCATTGCGCTTCCGATCATCGCCCTTGAGGATATCAATTTCCCGGCGAAGGTTCATGTCTCCGGGCATATTGAAACGATCAGCTCCCTGGCCAAGTTCAAGGAGCGGTTCGGAATAGCAGCGTAAAGGAGGATTCCAGACGATGAAGAGTAAGACCAGCGCCACTATTACCCCTGACAAGGCGGCAGCCCCAGAGGGGTCTGCCGGTCTGGCCGATGGCCAGACTGCCGACGTTGGCAATCGGAGATTGTCCAACGCGGCACCGTTTGAAACGGCTGGAAAGGCCGTTGCAACGCCCGAAGCGCCCATCTCCAACGAGAAGGTTGTTGCGGACGCTGTGGAGGCCTTCGACGTGCGTCCGTCCGAGACGGTGAGCATCGTCGCTGGCAACCGCGTCCTGTTCCTGGGCGAAGGGCTCAAGGAGATCAGGATTACGAGGTGATGCACCAATGAGGGCGTACTATGGCTCCAGGCTGTCCCCGAATCAGACGGAAACACCGGAGGGCTTTCTGATCTGTCTGAACGTGCCGATTGCACGGACGGGCACACAGACCTATCTGCGCTCGGAGCTGGGCTTCGAGGACGACCCGACCGGCCTGGTCGATGTCATCCGCACCGAGGAGGAGGTTTTCTCCCCGGCAACCATTGCCTCGTTTGAGGGCAAGCCCGCCACCGAGGATCACCCGCCCGTCGAGGTGAAGCCCGACAACATTTCCGCCTATGACCGCGGGCACGTCCAGAACGTGCACCGGGGCACCGGTGAGGAAAGCGATCTGCTGATCGCTGATCTTTATATCACGTCGCCGCCGTTGATCGACGCGATCAGGAGCGGACGGCTGCGTGAAGTCTCCTGCGGCTATGACTGCGAGTATCGTATGGACGAGCAGGGCCGCTTGTATCAATGCGGCATTCGCGGGAACCATGTGGCGGTTGTATCGGCCGGCCGCGCAGGTCCCCGCGTTGCTATAAAGGATTCCGGAGGCGGCAGCCCCAGAGGGGTCTGCCGGTCTGGGCAAAGCCCAGACTGCCGACGTTGGCAATCGAAGATTGACCAACGCGGCACCCATGAGGAATCCAACACACCTACAGAAAGGGGCAAAAAGACCATGGCTAAGAAGACCAATTCCCTGTTCAGCCGCATGTTCGCTGGCTGGGCAAAGGACGCCGACCCCCAGGAAGTTGCCGACGCGATCGAGGAGATCGCCGGTTCTTCCGACACCGAGCCCGAAGCCGCTCCTGCCCCCGCTGCCTCCGATTGCGGCGCGGGCGAATCCAAGGATGGCGGCGAGGAAGTGCTGCAGCAGCTTGTGGCTGCCGTGGCTGCGCTGACCGAGAAGGTCAACGCGCTGACCACCGCCCACGACGAAGACCCCGCTCCCGCGCCCGCCGCCGATGAGGACGCGCTGGACGCGCTGGAGGAGGAAGTCAAGGGCGACGAGGATCCCGGCACTCTGGAGGACCAGGAGGAATCCCACACCGTCCCCGCCGACGAGCTGCCCGAGGAAACCACTGACGAGGA